GGACTATAACACGCTGGGTAGCGATAATAAGATGAATACCATTATACTACTATCGAAATTATTAGGGGACTATAACTCTACATAGCCGTCTATACAGTGCGTGAATATTATACTACTATCGAAATTATTAGGGGACTATAACGCTACGGTGGTTATGAAGCACCGAGTTTAAATTATACTACTATCGAAATTATTAGGGGACTATAACTAACAACGTAATAAAGCCAGTCACGAAATGGGCTATTGAACGAGTTATCCCTATATTCTTTGATCTGATTGCGAGTACTTTTAAGATTATTGAACCATTGATAAAATGGGTAGGTGATGGATTTGCGTTTATTTGGGATCACTTTTTAGGTCCAGTATTAGGTGCTACTTTTGACGCCGTGACTACATTTTTTCAGGTACTTAGTGATGTATTTAAAACCATCGTAGATAATGCAGTCGTGGCAACTATACTGGAAGGGATTGGAATTGCTATTGGTGTAATAGTAGGTGCATTGACTGGAATGATGACGTTAACTGCGGTTCTCGAAGCAGTAATTATAGCTGCAAAAATAGCGTTTATTGCACTTACATCGCCCATTACATGGGTAATTGCGGGTATTACTGCATTGATCGCCGTTATCGTTTTATGCGTTAAGCACTGGGATCAGATTTGCAAATTCGTTGGTTTTGTTGTTGGAGAGATAGTAAAATTTGTCTCAAATATGGTGGGGGAGGTTGGCAAATTCTTTGAGAACCTTTGGAATATTATTGTCGGGATTTTTGCCGGTGTTGGAAAATGGTTTGGCGACAAATTTAGAGGTGCTTGGAATGGTATTACTGGTGCTTTCTCTGGTGTTACTGGCTGGGCTAGCGATCGCTGGAATGATATTACTAAAGCTTTCAGTAATGCATGGCAAGTATTTAGCGATATTGGTAAGAATATTTGGAATGGATTAAAAAATGGTATCGGTAATATCGCCAATAACATGAAGAATATGTTCACTGGTGCGGTAGATAATGTTAAGAAATTCCTCGGGATCCATTCTCCATCTAAACTCTTCATGGGTATTGGTGATTACATGGGACAAGGTCTCAATATTGGTTTTGAAGATAATTTTGATTCTATGATTAAAAGTGCAGATGAGTTAGCTCACGAAATTGATTCTAAAATGCAAATAAATATCCCTAAACCTGCGGATATCGATATTGATATTGATCGTAAGAATTCAGTTATTGGTGGCTATATAGATGATATGAAATCTGCACCATTCATTCTTAATATCGATGGAGAAAAAGTCTTTGAGGGAGTGGTTAATCGTGCCAATACGCAAACATTTTTAAGAGATATGGGGATTTTTGATATTTAAGATTGAACCGATCGAGCTTGATATAAATCACTAAAATGGTATCATGATCGTAATTAGTACTATAAATGTAAAGGTCTTTTATGCAAGAAACGTCGTCAAAAATTAATCCTCAAAGAATAGCGATAGCAATTTCAGCAGGTATTGGTATACTGGCTTGTTTTATGCCTTGGGCGAGTTTTTCTATTGTCGGTACAGTGAATGGAGCTTCTGATGATGGTCCTATTTTCGCCGTATTATTGGCGATCCCATTACTACTAGTACTTTTAGGAGATAAAACTAAGCAAATAGATAAGAAGGTAAAGATAGCCGCTATTCTTGTTGGCATTTTAGTAATAATTTGTGGTATTTTTGTGGAAATTGCAGAATTCAATAACAAGATTGAAGCTGCAAAACGAGTCTCTAATAGTAGTATTAACGAAAATAGCTATGGTTTAGATAATAGTAGCAAGAATGTTGCCAAGAATGTTTCCAATGCAGTGATTTCTTCTGCAAAGATTGAATTTGGACTATATTTATTGATTATCTCCGGCATTTCTGTTGCTGTATGCTCTGGAGTTGATTCACTTTTTCAAAATGGCACAAATGAAAAAGAAAAAAATAATTAATAAATTTTATTTAGATCTTTTATTTTACTTTTTCTATAGCATATACTAGACAATAAGCATAACAATAATCAATGCCATAAGCTATTGAGGTAATGATTTTTTGTAATCTTTAAAAAATTGCTGTGGAAAAGTCTTTACTTGTGCAAAAATGTGCTATAATAAGTCCAGTCTAGGCTTTTATAAAGCCGTGGAGGTAAATAAATAGTACACGCGCTGTGGTGGCGCAGAAGTAAAGACTTGTTAAAAAGCTGGCTAGTCCCGTGTCAACATGAGGCGTAGGTTCTAAACAACCACCTGGTCGTCAGGCCAGTAACGAATCGCCTACACCTCATGCTGGTACAGGACTTTTTTATTACTAGAGTGGCATCAATAAGAAGGCTAGTATTTAGAAGATAAACACTTGAAAATAATAAAAAACAGAGTACCAGGCTACTGGGACAAGCCCAGAGTGAACATTAATAATTAGGAGGTAAGAATAATGAAGCTCATTTTTCGTTATTCCTTCACTGACCAAAATGGAGTGGTTCATCGTGCAAAACCAGGTCATCCATTTCCGATTTTAATCAGTGATGACAAAGACTCAGCAGAAGCCGAGTCTCAGTAAATAATATCTAGATTAGATCTTGTGCAAAAAATATTCTAATCTGAATATATAACCCGTGCAGTTACTAGCGCTGCACGGATATATCTTTATTACACTTACCTAAAATAAAAATATAGCTGTGAAGCTCTATTTTTTAATCACTTAAGGAACTTATTTATTTTTGTTTTTTTATTGACATTGTCAATGTATATTATAACAAAAAATAATGAATTGTACATATATACTTATTATATATTAAAAGATAGGCACATTACCTATGCCTATCTAATAAAAAAGTATGTATATGGAATAAATTTATTTTAATATATCACTATTCGGAATCAAAAACAACTGTTTGTTTGAATTTCTTGCCTTGTCTATCTATTTCGTTAAAAGCAAAACCAAGCAACATATTGATTGTCATGTTGATAGACAGGTTTTGTTCCTTAGATAGAGCGTTAATTCTATTATATAATTCTGGGTGCATTATTCTTAATGCGACAGGTTTCATAGTTGTACCTTCCTCTCCCCCATAAACTTGTTTTTGTCCACCTATTGTAGATTTTGCCGACCGACAAGCAGGAAAATTAGCTTAGTAAATTCACGTTCTAATAATCTATAATTACCGTCCTTACGTGGCCAAACGGCATTATTTTTCCGTATATTTGTTTAGAAAGTGTTTGTATTGTTTTAAGATCTTCATTCCCATAAGATAAGACATGAACTCGTAGGTAATTATCTGTTTTGTCTGAAATCTCGTAAGGAAAATAGTTACTGATTAAATTTAGAATTATATCCCAGTCGCTAGATCTTTCGGAACGAATGGAAAATTCTACTATCTTAAAATTTATTACATGTTTCATACTTTTTAGTGGTCGGCTTTTTAAATCTACTAGCAGAGGTTTTCCTGCTCAATTTAATGATATCAGAAATAATATCATTGTCAATATCATATATGCTTAAATAAACTCGATAGCATCAAATCTGATATAATATGAATAAATCTACGACCTTGCAGTTATTGCGGGTCGTTTTTATTGGAGAATCTATGGTAATTTCAGGGGATTTATTAAAAATAAACGGAAAATCAGTAGCAGGAATTAAAAGCTACAAGATCACCCGTGCCAAACTATATTCAGATGCTGGTCGAAACCTCAATGGTGGACTCTCTGCTACCTTTATTGGCGTATTCCCGAAGTTAGAGTTAGAAATCGGTGGAGTCTTAACCAAAGAGCGCATTGCTGAACTCTGTGGGTTATTAGATCAAGGATTTTTCAATATCGAATATTACGATCCAAAGTCTGGAGCTACAAAAAGCGGTGCTTATTACGCTTCAGATTACTCAGTAGAACTCCTAGAACGCCAAAGAGGGCTTTATAAACCGTTTACGGTGAACTTAATACCAATGGAGAAAGCATAATGATTAACGTATCAGACAAATTCAAAGAGGCTATGAAAAAGCCTGTTAAAACAATTACAGCTTCGCTAGTCCTAGATGACAATACTATTATCACTGGTCAAGACAAACTTATTAAGATCACCATTGATTCGTCTGGCCATTTGTTTGGTACGGCTACTTCTGTAATTAATGTTGAGCTGTTTGGTACTGATTATAATCTAGTCGATCACACATTTAGTGTAATAGCTAAAACTCTTGTCGATATTGAGAATGATACTTGGGAAGAGGCGAACCTTGGACTTTTTTATGTCGAGGAATCCACTGCAGATTTCGAAAAGAAGGCCACCAAAATCAAAGGCTACGACCTTATGGGTAAACTTGCTAAAACTCCGTACAATTCCGGCACGATTCAATTCCCTTGTACTATTAAGGAGCTAATTAATCAACTTGCAGAGCGCTTCGAGTTTACAATCGATACTGATCTCGATAACCTACCAAATATTACCTATCAGATTCCTGAGGATTTATATGCGAAGATCTCAAACTGCACTTATCGCGATATCTTAGGCGAAATTGCTGGGGCTACCGCTACCATTGCGGTCTTTAATGGTAAAACTCTATCATTTAGAGACAGCAAGAAAAAGTCAGACGAGGATGAAATCTGGACCTATGATAATCTCAAAACACTTAAATACAATCCAAAATATGGCCCTGTGAATAGTTTAGTTCTTGCTCGCACACCTCAAGAAGATAATATTGCAGTATCTGACAACGATTCTATTACGGCTAATGGTCTCACGGAAGTAAAGCTAGCCAACAACGAGATCTTGGACGATGATAGGAGAAGTCTAATTGATCCGATCTTTAATTCTATTAAGGGGTTATCTTATCATCCATTTGAAGCAGAGACTACAGGTCTTGGTTGGTATAAACCTGGTGATTTGGTATCAGCTCAAGCTGGTGGCGGATTGATGAATGGACGAACTATTGGGTGGCTTGGTCAGGAGAAATTCTTAGGTAAAAACCTCCTAAAGTTTAATGCTAATTTCACATCTAATGGTATTTCCGTTAAAACAAATAAAAACGGACGTATCACCGAAGCCAAAGGCACAATGACAGCTGGCTGGGCGGTAGTGTCTAAATTTTATGATGAGGTATTATTCCCTGCTGGAAAGTATACTTTATCGGTAGACAGAGCCTTGAACCATACTATAACTGCAACTATTGCTTACGTTGTGGGTAGCAGTTGGGGGATTAATATTAATTTGAATGCTGGTCAAACTATGGTGACATTTACCGCCAATCAACCATTTAAGACTCTTCGTATTGTCATTAGCGACGCTGTTGGTACGAATATTAACCTTGGTGCATTTACCCCTAAATTATCACTTGGTGATACTCCAACCGATGAACCGTATATCGGCGATAATGTCTCAGCTGGCTATAAAAATATGTTCGATGAGTTTTCTGGACTTCCTGTGAATAAAAATGGGTTGAGTTTAATCAATCAAGATGGCGTTCTAAAACTCTCTGGCACGCCAGATAGAGACTGGGTACAACTGGCCAGCCGAGATATTACAAATATCTTAATGAATAACAGACCGTATACAATCGTTCAATACAATAATCCAAATACTAAGTTTTATGTTGAAATTTCTGCCCGAAAAAAAGACGGTAGCGGCCATGATGTAATTGGCAATAAGACGTCTAGAACTCATAATTTTACTGCCAACTTTACTCTGTATGACCGTTACAACATGGTAATTATGTGTGGTAAACAGGACGATACCACCCCACTACCTCTATATGGTAACTTCGGACTTTATTATGGTACTTTTAATGAAAATAACCTACCTGAATACACCCCTTATCTTACTTCGGTAGTTTCTCCAAGACCAATTGCTCCTGCAAAGATAAACGAGATAATATATAAACAATATACTTTAGACACTAACTTATACAGACCAAAAGAAAATTATACCTCTAATGGTATTACTCATACGATCTTGCCGGATGGGACGATTGAGTCTAAAGGGACAAGTACTATTAGCTGGTCTACAATTGGCAATTATCAGTTAGTTTTAGAGCCTGGAATCTATGAATTTAGTAGAAGTGGTGCTGATTGGTCCGTATCTCTTGACTCTAATACCGGTAGAAATCATACATTAGCCTCAATGAGATCGGGGCAAGAAAGAACTATCTTTGAGATCACGAAGAAAGAAACTGGCGTTTATTTAGCTTTTCTACCTGGAGCTGGCAGTACGATGGATAATATTGCCAAATTTAGTATCAAGAAGGCCATTAGCGCGGTAGTCGCAGTTACCGATAAAAACTTGTTAAAAATTGGGACTGGCAATACTTCAAATGGCCTTATCTCATCAATTGCAGATGACGGAACCGTCACCTACTCTGGACAAATGACTAGTAGCTGGGCGAACATTACTAGCTATATTGATTTTGATCGTCCACTACCGTCTGGTACGTACACATTCTCTATTGACCATCCTAGAGCCCATAGAGTTATCTTCAAATATAAGATGGCTAATGGTGTGACTTCAGAAGTTATTGCTAATTATACGGCAACCTCAACTTTTAGAACTTTTACCACAACACAGCCAATTGTTGCTGGATACTTATATATTGCGGCAGCAAATGGCTCAATATTAAATGATACGGTTAAGGCTCAGTTAGAAGCTGGAGATGTGGCTACTGATATAGTAAGCTACGAGGAGCAGAAATTTACTTTGCCTGAAAGTGATAATTTATATAAACTCACAGACGATGTCTATGATGAGATTAAGTTAGAGAACGGCGTAGCTAAATTAATGAAACGAGTTGGAAAGCTAATCCTCACTGGCGAAGAGAATAGTATTTATTATTACTACACTTCAAGGGCTGGCACTATCGGTTTTAAATATAAAAATCCATCTAGTGAAATAATTTTTACACAGCAGAATTCTGTCGCAAATATCATCTGCTCACATTTTAATGCTATTAACGAAGATGCCGTCTATACCACAAGAGAAAATAAAACAGGCGTGGCAATCTATGGTGGCTATAATAACTTTCCGGAATATTCTAATGCTATGGGCTTTTGGTTCACTGTTCCGGACCAACTTAATCTTGGTATTACAGATGTTACTTCTTTCAAAAACTGGCTGAAAGCTGAGAAAGCTAAAGGTACACCTGTCACCGTATATTACGAATTGAAAGAGCCTCAAATCACAGAGCTTGGTCGCACTAATCTTAATCAGATCTATATTACGGATGCTCACCTAGAACTTGGAAATGGCATCAAAGAAACCATTAAAGGTATCGCTCCAACCGCAACTCAAACAGATTACGCAAGAGCAGGTGGAATCACCAAGACCATTTATAACACCGAGATAAAGGTTGATAAGCAAAAGCAAGAGATTGAATCGATCGTATCGAAACAAACGCAAGTAGACCAGCAAATAGCTGATGAGTTTTCAAAGATTACTCAAAATATTAAAAACGTAGTCACAACAATCCAAACTACAGGTGGTGGTAATCTAATTAAGAACTCCGTAGGTTACGCTAAGAACCAGGATGGAACTCTGGTGGAGTGGACTAAGAATAACACCGGCGAAGTCAAAAGCTACACTAGTCCAGAGTCCAAATCTTATGGAGCAATTTCTGGCAATGCGATTGAGCTTAAAAAGGGTGCTAGTATTGCTCAGAGGCTTAATGTGGCATCCTCTGGGAAAATACCATATTCACTATCATTTAAATGTAAAAAGAGCGCTATAGGTACCGCTACGGTTAAATTAAGCAACACTATTGATAGCTTTGTAATCACAATTCCTGAGGGTAAAGAGATCGTCTGGCAGAATTACGATCTCACTAAGCTTGATCCAAGCATGAACTATTTAGATATCACAGTATCAACCAGTAGTAATTGTGAGCAGTTCCTAATTACCGACTTAATGGTTAATATGGGAGACCAAGTAGTGCCATGGGTGCAAGCTAATGGCGAGATTCTTAATACTCAGGTAGCGGTTAACGACCAAGGCATGATGGTGTCTTCTAGTGTTTATTCTGGAGATTATGTTCAAATCACGCCTCTTGGTATGAGTGGCCATTCTAATGTTACGGGGACCGATGAAGAGGTTTTTAAGCTGAACCGTGACGTGACTGAAACGTCTAAGCTGAGTGCTAGAAAAGAAGTTTTTATGGATCCGATTAAGATCATACCTGTAAAAGACGGTGATATGGCTGGATGGAACTTTGTAGGTTAGGAGGAAAGAATGAATAATGGTAATTTCGAAACCAAGAATACAGGCGGATCTGGCTATCCTAATCGCTTGAGATTCGAGTGGTGGCTGATCGAACAAGATATTGCTAGCAATCGCTCTAGAGTCGGTTTTAAGCTCTTTGGAACTGGCGGAACGGCTCCATCATCTTGGGTTAAGCTATTTAAAGCTTACGCTAATGTAGCAGGTCAGACTTGGAGTACTGGCGCGCATAATCTCTATAATGGGACTATTCTAGTTCAGGGCGATAAATGGATTAGTCATAACGCAGATGGTACTGGCTGGTTTGAAGCCTATGCAGACGGCGCTATCTATAAGGCTAATTACAATTCGTTTGGTAAAAGAGGTTGGAATTTACCAACTATTCCAAGAGCCTCTCAGCCATCTATTAAGACATTTCCAAACAATACACCGGATTTTAACCTAGGTGAAACTATTACGATTCATATGAACGCTGTAAACGGTTCATTCAGACACACCGTCTACTTCTTATATGGAGATAAAACATATAAGATTGCGGAAAACGTAAGTGCTAACTGTCAATTCAATACGGATCTAGTAGCTGAAGAGATTTACAAGATTACAACATCTAAAAAGGCATATTCAGGTCAAATTAAGGTTGATACATTCTTAAATGGTAGCCTTACGGGGAGTAAAACGTGCCATTATAATGCGCATCTGGTAGATGTTGATCCTGCCTTTACTGATTTTACCTACTTTGATTCAAATGGAACAACCAAAGCCATTACTGGTAACGATCAAGTATTTATCCAAGGTCAATCTCGATTATCCGTGAAGATTGCCAAAGAGAAGAAAGCTGAAGCTAAAAAATATGCCACTATGAGCAAATACTTAGCTTCCGCGTTCGGCGTATCCATCACAAAAAACTATTCGGCAACTTCTGATATACAAATTGACATTGGTACGGTCAATGCCAGTACTAATCAGGTAGTAAGTGTATCAGCGATAGACTCTCGTGAGTTTTCTACTACTAAGACTAAAAATATCACCGTAATCCCCTACTCAAGACCAACTTTAAACGTTTCTGCTGGACGTAAAGGTAACTTTGAAAACGAAACTATTGTAAAAATTAGTGGCAATATTACATCTTTGAAGATTGATAATAATGAAAAGAATGGCGTATTAAACTTAAAATGTCGCAGCAAATCTAATATGGATTCTGATTTCGGTTCTGTGCAAAATATTCCATTCACACTTGATTCGGATATGACATTGAGAGTGCCAGATTTTCATATCGCTCTCGATAACACATTAAAGCATACACTAGAATTCGAGATTACAGATAAAATATCTAGTGTTAAGGTCTACGTCGAGGTTGATGTTGGTATCCCTATCTTCCGTATTTCTACGAAGACTAAGAAACTTTACAATAACGAAGAGAGAGTATTGACTGAGAAGGATGCTATCCCAGCAGAAAACATTGTAGGCCAACCAAAAATTAAATATTCCACGGATAAGATCTTAATAGGGACTTGGATTGACGGGCGTAAAGTATATCGTAAAGTCTATACGGGTACTGGGAACGTGCCAGCAAAGATTTCAGTCGAACCTTTTAAAACTATCATTGATATGCGTATGATTGTCAAAAATTCAGGGCAAGGAGATGCTTGGAGGAACGTTCCTTGGCTCTATAATCCAAGCGATGCAACTTGGGCAGGCGGTTTTTACGTGTCTGAATACACTAAAGAAATTATTACTCAGCTAGGAAGTAACCTAGGTAAAACCTATTGGTGGCATCTTATCATCGATTATTGCGAAGATTAACAATTCATAATATAATGCTTATAGCTACTCCAGTTTGCAACTTTCTGGGCGAGAAGTAGCAAACTCATTTTTCTCTGCTTTGATTATGCTATAATCTAAGCAAATCTACGACTACGTTCCCCAAGCGTAGTCGTTTTTATTGGAAAGGAAAAACAATGTTAGATAAAATTATTGCAGCGGCGGTAGGGGCAGGTATTTTAGGATCTGCATACCTATTGGATCTCTTAATTGGAATTATTAAAGTCATTTTTACTCCCGATTTGAAATGGTCATGGAAAAAGATGTTCCAAGACCTAGTTAAGGCTATCATTTGGGCTACTGGGGTCATCGGAACAGTAGCTTTGCTTGAAATTACAAACTGGTACGCTAAAAAAGTTGGAGCGGATATGTCCTTCTTACAAGACGCTTCGTTTCCAATTTTAATTGCTGGCATCTTAGGTGGAGTGGGATGGTATTTAACTAATACTATCAAAAACATTGTTGCTTTCATCAATAAGAAGACAGAAGTAAAAATAGACGAGTCTCAAGCAGACTATACAGGATTGACTTCTGATGTCGTAAAGACGGCTAAAGATATTGCTGACCTGATCACTCCTAAGCATACTGTCAATGATATTCAGACAGACGAAAAGGCTAAACCTTCAGAAGAAGAAATTGTGGAAGTTGGGCAAGGTGGTGATAATCCTTTATCTAGGAGACTGCCTGATGGTGATAATGATTATGGTAAAGGCTGGCAATGCTCGAAATATGCTAATTACTTGGCTTCTGGTATTCGAATGAACTACGCTCCACATCCTGATTATGGCCCATGTGATGGTCGAGATATGGTAAATTATCTCGTTAATAAGCTTGGTTGGGTACGATGTGGTAAGCGTAATGGTGCTATATTTGCGTATTCTGCAGGTGCTTATGGTCATACCGGCATGGTCATAGATGCTGACAAAAATATCGTGAATGATGCCAACTGGACGCCGCTTCGAGTTTCTACGCATTACCTGAATCTAGATGCTGTGGGAGCTGTTTATGCTTGTCCTAAATCCATGTTAGAGGCTGAGAAGCCTAAACCAGCTCCGGTACCTACAATAGCCTCTACTCCCGTACCACAGCCAGCTCCAAGTAATGAAGTTAGCTATACTTATCAAGCTGGTGATACTTTTGGCGCCGTAATTCTTAAACTTGGGCTTCAAACTAATCATGGTTTATGGGATAAGGATAATGGCGATGTAGCTTTCTACACTAACCAGCTTCATGAGCAAGGTATTTATGGAAATATCCCAGTTGGGACTACGATCAAATTGAGGCGAAGGCAGTAATGAAGATTGCGGTGGAAGATTTAACAGCCTTTATTTCAGTGGTCGCTGGAGCTATTACTGGGATACTTATAATCAGTAAATTCCTTAATGGTCTTATGACAAAATGGGCCAATACTCTTATCGAACCAATCGACCAAAAAATCGATCAGAGTAATAGAGAGATCAAAGGATTAATCGAGCAAAACTCGGAAGATGTCAAGCAGATGAAGCTCGACATCTGTAAGAACCTACTGACCAGATATTTATCTGATATTGAGAGAGGTACAAAACTCACAGAAATTGAACTTGAGCGTTTTAATGACATCAATTCTAATTATATAAAGCTTGGCGGCAATTCTTACATACATTCAAAGATTGATAAATATAAGGCACAAGGTAAGCTGTAATACTCCCAAGCTACTATTAAGAGATAAAAAGACCTATTCATTAGGTCTTTTTGTGTTATATCTTACCAACAAAAAACCTCCGAAGAGGTTAATTGTATCCGCGGACGTAGAAATTGGATTCGGACCAATGACCTGCCAGTTTATAATCTGGCCGCTCTAGACCACTGAGCTATTCTACTATACTAAGAGCTGGTTATAGCATTAACTCTTATCTGTTATTATACTATATCCGGACATGTTTTGGTTGCTCCTATCTCTGTTATGTACATTTTATCCGAACATAAAGTGGCAATTATTCGGACGTTTAAAAGCCCCAAATCTTGGGGCTAAATGGGAGGTTAATAAGCTACGAATTTCTCCATCATGGGAATAACCTTGGCGCTATCTTTAGCATAAGCTAAGAGATAATGATGAGGATGTTTATCAATAAGATCCATCACGGATAAACCTACCTCATGATCGCCGGTGAACTCAATTTCAAGATTATACCCATACGCATCGTCTTTAATGTCTTTAAACTTACAGTTGGATCCTGCAAGGCAATACTTAAATTCATTGAGACGATCCTTTGCAACAGCTACATCTACAATGACATGAAGACGCATATAATCACCTCCTTAGAAATGTTCTCCCACTTAGATTAAGTATAAGACAAAATGATTCAAATAACCACAACAAAATAGCCCCTTCTCAACTTGGGATTATCTCGTTCTTTTAATACTCCTTGCGGTAGAAGCTATTTGCACGTCCAAGAACGCTGCATAACATGGTTAGATCCTAGATAATCACGAATTATCTTCACTGTTGATTCATATCCAACCCCAAATTCTGCTTTATAGCCAGCTTGACGTAATTTTTCGAGCATCTCTGCTTGTTCTGCAATGTGGGGAGTTCGCCAAGAGCCATCTTTTTTGGTCAGCTTTTCGTCGTCCTTCTTGATTTCGACATAAAGTCCACCTAGTGGTTTAGTTTCTACTAGATTATAGCCACCATCTAGTTTAGTTATTATCTTCACGTCTTTGGGCTTAGCAATAAATAGGTCCGGATAGCCCCTTTCCGGATGTAGTCTCTTATGCTTCACCGCCTGACCCATTGTGAGTTTTAAATCTGCGGCAATGTCAAAGCGATAGATCACATCTGGGTATTGAAGCTGGAGATAGCGAGCGATTTGTTCATAGAGATTATGCTCTGAGTTGTATTTTGGGAGTCGTCTCATTTTGTATCGTCTCTATATTCTTGGCTAAACTCCCATAATCCACCGAAGTCTTTGACATTTGGGTGAGTCTCGCCACCTAAGATAGTATTTTTATTAAATTTATTAAAGTCTTCATTGCAGTCATAGAAATAATAACTAAAATCATCACCCAGTAGGTCTAGTGCCACGTCCATAATTAAGTCAGATGTGTTAGTAAGACCAATAAACCCTGTGTAGATTTTGTATTTTTCTGCTAGAGAATGAACACTACTCTTTAACTCATTTTCGTATTTTTCTTGCTTGGAATAGGCTTCAGCTAATTTTATGAAAGCTTCTTTACTCAATTTACATTTACTTGCCATGGCGTTCTCTCTCATTCATTTCATATTCATCTAACACCTCTTGCGGAGCGTCTCGGAAGAACCTACCAATACTTGATATGGTTGGCCAAAACCTTGTAACTTCATCAGGCTTAGATAGCTCTGAATAATCGTATTTAGAAGCATATTCTAGCAAGTGGTGCATTCTTAATGCTCTAATCACAAGAGCAATTTGCTCTCTTGATGGAATTGGGATTTTACCGTAAAACTGGCTCTCTTGGATAAGAGTCGGCATAATCCAATCGACGATGTTTTGACCGTTATCCATGGCTTTATTCTTGTGTCCGGTGTAAACCATTACTTCTCCTTCCTCACCCCACATTTACCGCATTTGCCATCTATCGTGTGGGTCATACACCAACAATTCTTGCAGAGACTAACATCGTCGGATTTAGTCACACTAGTCCTATACTCTAGATATTCATATGGGCCATGTGTCTTATTATAGTAATCCATCGCCTCCTCAATCCCACGAGATTCACATATCATAGCCATTTTAAGAGCGATTGTAACTTCATTTGCATTTCGTTCTAACTTGGCTTTATCGTCATTCTGAGACAGAATTGCTTCAACTATTTGATTTATTGTCGATAATTTCATTGTTATTCTTTTCTTGTATCTCTTTATTAAGATTAAACTTCTTCTTTTTGCTTGCCATACGAATTTTTGCCCAGTAGATTTGTTTGTCACTCTTAGAATGCCTAGCAGGTTTATGAGAACTAAGTTTTCCCCAATCTACTGGTACATCAAATTCATTCTTCTTCATTAGGACTATCCTCGTGGATATTACCAACGACTTCGCACCAGTCTGAATACTTAAAAAGAACATAATAACCATCAGGAACGTTATCCCAATAGATTGCCCATTGTCCATCTTTTACTTGTTTAACTACACCTTTAGTATCGCTATTATGTTTAGACACGATATCACCCTCGTATATCTCTTTACCGTTTTTGTCTTTAATACCGGTATATTGCTCGATAACAAAATCATCTTTATTTAAATAATCAGAAAAACAATCCATGCCAAGTTCGATTCTCTCTTCGAACTCATTTTGGATGTTATAAATCATTTTCTTTTCTGATTTACACCAAGCTCTAAATTTTAGTTCACGCATTTTACTCCTTTAAATTTAAATACTCCTGGGCTAGCTTCTTCCCATCCACTACGCATATTGGCGTTAGTAATGAATAAAAAGTCGTCGGTCTCAAACTTCATCCTTGTTCCTCTTAAAAAATTGTATTCCCTTTTATAATTTGCCTGTTTGTCAGATAGGTTATTTTATCCTCTTCAAAATGATAGTCGTGAATATTAGACACTACCTCATATCTAGATTTGCCACTAGCAACTAGACGAACTTTATCTTGCCCATTATAGATCGGTGATAATTCAAAACCACATTGTAAGAAGTTCCATATTACGGCGTAATCGCCATAATTAACAACACGAATGATGTCATTTTCGTAAATCATTTTGTTGTTTTTATCTTTAATACCAATATATTGTTCAAATACTAAAGTAGTGTAGTCTCTACTGTCAGTTAATTTATAATAATCAGAATCAACATATTTATTAATTGAAGTATCAAATATCTTAATATTCTTGTTTTGAGGACAAATATTAACATATTTGAAATTACAAAATTTAGTTTTATGTTTAGCACCAAATTCAGCTTTATAGAGATCATAGTATGTACGACTACGCTTACTATACACCCTAAATTGTATGTTACGCATATCTAGTTATTTCTATCCTCTAAGAGTTCAGGATTTTCGTGGATATTACCAATAACTTCACATACTGTTCGATGGGCGTAAAGACTATCTACCGTACCTTTTGGGGCAACCCATATTATTTTCCACTCTCCACTAGGATACTGGTTGATAGAACCTATATAGTGTCCATCGTATACAGAGACAATATCACCTTCATAAATCTTCCTATCGTTCTTATCTTTAATTCCCGTATACTGTTCTACAATAAGCTTATTCCATCTTGGTTCTGGAGCTACATATTTATAATAATCTGAGAATATAGCGCCGTTTTGATTTATATAGAAGTTTCCTAATGTATTATGATGGTGTTCATAATTATATGTTTTGTATCTCTCGCTCCAAACCCTAAATTCAATTTCTCTCATACTGATCCCCTATAAACCCGATTGTCTCGGTCTTTTAAGTATCCCCGTCGCTCAAACCACTTATCTAATCTGTCATTCATAATCTCACCGATCACTAGTTTGAGATTATTGTCTCTTGCGAATTCCTCGAGAAGCTCAATAAATTTTAAGAACTGGCCATTGTGCATTTTGGTATTGTTAATGGCTAGTAGGTTTACCACGCTCTCGTCTGACAGACAGAAAAGACCATAGAGGCTACCATGCGTGAATGTATAGTAGTGATCATCCCCGAAAAATTTCGATATTGGGTATTCCGCATAGCGTTTAATTAATGGCAATACATTGCGGGAGCTACTCATTCTGCCTCCTTTATTATGCCGTCAATGACCTCTTTGCAATCTTTTTCAACGTCTTCTACTCTCCATTTACGTCCATCCATGAAATGTCCAGAGAGGTTTATAAAGTCTGTACAGTGGGCGTAATCCCATCCTAAATACCACCCCTCTGGTAATCCGTATCTCTTGTCTAGATCTTCCCCACTGAACGTAAAACCTCCGTAGACTAGGCATTTATCGTCCATTTCGAGGTGGTCTTTTTTGTAAAATGGGTGGCTTTTTGGAATTTTAATATATGCATTCGGGTGGCTAGCGCACCATACAATGAAGAATTCAAAGCCAGAGTGCTTACCTTTCTTTATTGTCTCTACCATTGGCGGTTTTTCCATACTGTAAAGTTCCATTAGTCTGTCCATTATTTTTCCTCACTTAAAAATTTAATTACTTCCTCTTTTGTCCCCTCAAAGCGAGTTTTGCTATGTTTCCCGGCGAGAAATCCTAGAGTTAAAATAATGAACATAACATCTACAACCGTAGACCCGCCTAAAAGCCAGTGATTAAATAGGAGTAATCCAGCAAACATTGAAAATGTAACTATATCTTTAATAATTGAGCCTATTACTGACTCGTTTATAACTATGTATTTAGTTTTGTCGTCATCCATATAACTCTCCTTAATAACTAACTGGGAACATCTCTGACCCATTTGACTTACTAGGTAATATTACAGACACATCTAAGTCCGTAACACCTTGCTTCATTAAATATCTCTTTGTTTTTAGTATCTCGCCAAGATTCTTATGCTGTTTTTCGTGCTTTATTCCATCAAGCCCAACATAACGAATTATGTAGCTAGTTGGGAGCGGTGGTTTTAATTGATTGCTTTTCATTTTGTCTTCATATCCCTAAATCTACTATCAGGACCTTGACTCAAAAGTAGCTAGGGTGGGTTGAGCTACTCGGATAGGCATAAAGGTACTCAACTTTTTTATCTATCCTGAATCTACGACTTGATCCTGATAGTAGTGTGGCTGCGTCTAAATTGACATTTGACTGGCTATTTTACTTAAGGGGGTATCTGCCAGCACCACATGCTTATTTTTTAACTACCTCTGATTTCGCCTCTACTTCAAGAGCAGGGGCTTTAAAGTAATCTGACGCCTTAGCCTGCCCGTCTGAAATAGATTTCCAAACTCCCCTAAGTTCAATCAAGTCCTCTTTGGTGCAGATTGTTAATTGTTTTCCGATGTAGTGTTCAAGCTGAGATTTTTCAACGCCGTATTTTTTGAAACCGTCGATTAAACCCTTGACAATTTCTTCTACTGGTCTAGTTTCTTTGGAAGCTAGTGTCTTCTTGCATTCATTTACTGCCATCTCTGTAATATCACCTGGGATGATAGCTAGAATACAAGCCCTGACTCGTCTTGCACCGAAGTTAGCCGTAGCTTCATAAATATCTCTTGCATCAGTAAGATTTTTGCGACCCATTTTAGTGTCTCGAACGTGTTCAACTGTAAAGGTTTTAGTGATCCTTGTGTTGGTCTCAAGATCCCAAGCATAAGCCATCATCTCGGATTTACCGTTCTGATTAGATAATTCAATCACGCCAGCATCTATATTGCCCCATCCTTGCGCGATAGCTTCTGCAAGACGAATACTCGGACCACTCACATTTTGTCCACCCTTAGGGTAAGAATAGATGGCTTGTTCGGCTAAGGTCATTCTTTGACAAGTCGCCTTGATTCTCTCAATGGCAGAGAATTCGTCTCGAGGGAACTTCTTGGCAGCGATCATAGCCACTTGGACTTCTTGAGCTTGACGAGCAACCATCATCTCGGTTTGTGCATTACGTTCTGCCAATTTGTTCTCTTCTTGATTTTTTAATTGTATTTCGTTGTTCATTTTTACTCCTTAAAGACTAAAATCGCCAATTTCTTCAACTTCACTCAATGTCTTGGTATAAGTAAAATCAATCTCGCGATTACCGAACTGCTTAATTTGCTCAATGCATTTAGCTAGTTTTTGCTCTCCGCTCTCTAC